TCAGCAGTTGTGCCAGAGGTCTTTTGCTGAAATGTAGCCATATCTAAGAGATTCATTGAAAGGTCTTTAACTTCTTCGTTTGTAAGCCCGAAAGTTCCCAATTGTGCCTGAGCAGAGATGATCTGTTCATCGCCAAAGGTAGTTACTTTCTGAAGTGAGGCAGCGTATAGTTCCATCTCTTGAGCAGCCTCTTCTGTGATACCACCAACAAACTTAAACGAGGATCTAAGCCTTGCAGCAGCTTTTTCCTGTATAGCGAATGCATCGATAGCCTTTTTAGATTCCCAAGCCAAAAGACCCATACCAACAGCAGCAGCCTTAAGTCCTACTTTAGCCATATTTGTAAAAGATTTGCTTACTTTGCTTATTTTACTACTAGCTTTATCTTCTGCGGTTATAACCGCTTTTAAATCTAATTGTGCCACTTGTGATTCTCCTTTGGTTTATCTTTTTGCATTCTCTCTGCCTCGCATTCCTTAATTTTGATAAATGCCATTACTCTGTCAGATGGTTCCTGTATAAACTCCTCGGTAGTTAGCCCATACTCTTTGCGATACATATGCTCAACTAATTCATAGGGAACTCGCCTTGAGCCTAAGACTATACAGTCGTAGAGTTCCCGTTCTCTTTTGGGTCAATCTCTCCTGAAATCAGTTTTAAGGCTTTGTTTATAATCTCCATTGGCATATCTTTGATGTCCTTTGCTAAAATATCTACTGTCTTGCCGTCTGCTATGCCTTTACCCTTCTTAAATAGCTCTACAAGCTTATCTAAGCCCTTTTCTACCGCTTCACCCTCATTACCATCGGTATTTGCAAAATCCTTTATATCAGCATATGACGGTAGTGAGAAATCTATGTAACAGTCCTTCCATTCTTCTCCGATAAACCCCAGATCTAATCGTTTTGTGATATCAAACTTCACGTTTTCCTCCTAATTTACTTAATAACTTGTAATTTGGTTACCTAGAACACAACTCGATATAATCTCATCATCGTTTTCAGCATCGTAGAATGCCTTAAAGTCGATAGTCTGTGTTGCTATATCGTTTAATCCCTTGCTTGGCTCCCAACTTCTAAATGAAACTCTAGGCATTTGTAAAGTGATATAGTTAGCAGTTCCATATGTGAACTTAATCTCCATAGCCTTATAATCACCATCTAGCATATAGTCTCTATATACTTGATCTGAATAAGCTATCTCTAGTGAGCCTTCAACTGTGAATTGCTGATTTAGAATGTCCGCAGGAGTAACAGTTCCAACGTCATCGAAATCAATCACATTCTTAGATATATTAAAGTCCAAACTTCTGACATCTATCTTAGATGCAGCACCTAAATCGCCTACCGCAGCAGCCAACTTAAATCCTAAGTGGGTGTGTAGCATCTTATGACCCAACGAAGTGTAGTCTGGTGATAGTGAAGCCCAATCCTTGCCTTTAACCGATCTCATACCTACTGTATACTTAGCAATACCCTCTGGCTCAACACTCAACCCGAAACTATCAATCATTGTTCGTGTGAACATAGTTGAAGTATTAGGGTCTGATATATAAACACTCATTGACTGGTGAATGTTTGTGTTTGTAAATGCGAAGGTGTGAACATAGTCTGGTCCACCAGCACTAGATGGTGCAGCACCCATTACAGCCGACAACACAACACCTATTGCTTTGTCGTCTAGGTCAGCCTCAAATTCTCCCTCTGCGTACTTTTTAGTCACGTGTGCCTCATAGCCATCAGCTATGTTTTGAAAAGCACCTTCTGAATCAACTGTTACGGTCTTTTGATCCATACTTAGTGAGGAATAAGGAATATAGTAAGTAGGGGTAGTTGCTGTTCCCCTTGTTGCTTCTCTTGCTATTCCCAAATCTCCTCGTCTTCCGACATACTTCATAATTTCTCCTAACTTAATGTATATATTTTGTTTACTTGTACTTTTATCTTTGCATATCGCATAAACCCACCAGGTAGTTGAACAAAGTCCCACGCACTAGGTGAAGCATCTACGAAATCAGCCTCTCCATTCAAGGTAATCTCATCATCGAAAGCATCTAATATATCTGATACTACATTGCCCATTACTCTCTCGGCTCTCTGTTGTGCATTGTCGTCTGCTGTGCCTACATCTTTGGATATTTGTACAAAGATATTTAAATCAAAGACAAACTTCCTCATATTCTCGGCTGTTGACCAAAAGTCGTTTTCATTATCACTCATAGATATAGAAACGGCTGGATAGCCAGTAAAGCCTGTTTTCTGATAGTCAGCAACATCTTGCACCGTATTAACCGATGTAGATATTACATTGCTTATTTCTTTTCTTATGTTGTTTATATTTGTCATTTTGCTTCCCTAGCTATTTCCTCTAATGCGTTGCCTAATTCGTATCTAAACCACTTATTTGCCTGTCCCATAGATGATTCCATTCCTTGCTTCAAGTATGGTCTTGCTTATTTGCCTGTCCCATAGATGATTCCATTCCTTGCTTCAAGTATGGTCTTGATTTCATATATCTTGTACCCTCGTGGACATATATCGCATATTCGGCAGTTGGCTCTGTCTCTCCATACAAATTACTAAACTTAAACTCGTAGCTTCCCCTCAACCTGCCAGTATCCACAGGCGTTCTTGTCTGTGATTCTTTCTGTATCAATAGGATTGACTTCTTAATCGCCTTGTTGATGTGTTTCGGCACTATGTATGGTGCTTTTTTAAGTGCTGCTTTGACCTCATCTAAATTTTCTATCCTTACTTTAACTTGCATTGATATTCTTAACTATTGTTATGCGTTTATAGTGTTGTCCTCCGAAGTCCATTACTTTTATATCTGTTACTGAATATTGATGTGAATTATGTACTACTTGATCGCCATCTAATACAGGGCAGTTCTCCTCAACATAAGCGAACCAAGAATTACCGATATTACCCTCTAAAAACTGCTGTGCTTGTGGGCTAGGCTCCTGTATTGATGATGGATACCCCACTGCAGTACCAGTAGCAGAAAACGAAGACCGATTATCATCAATCGCCCTTAATCGTCTAAGTGTGATGTTTTTATTCAGAAAATATTTCACGATATTACTGGCACCCTATAAGCATCTAATATTAAATCCAATCCTAAACTTTCAATCACATTCCCAGTTCTTGCTACTTTGGTATATGAATACTCGGCTAAACTTTCTGATTGCATACCTTTGTTTTTTTTATCATTAAAAATATATGAACATAACTCTAAACAGGCTTCCTCTAAATCAGAAGGGATCGTTGCATATCCTGCGGTATAAGAGAAACGATAGTTCTTAACCCCTTTTACAAATCCTGCCTGGTAGTATATCTGCCCCTCATTCTCAAGGTGCTTTATAAACTCATCTTGTAGTGAGTCCCAATCAGTATCTCCGACATTCCCCATGTTCCTATCGTATGCTGTGAGTGCAGTGATAGGATAGTTTTTTAGATTTAGGAAGCTTGTACCCAATCCATCGTATTCTTCATCAGCATAGGTAGTTTCCTTAAAGCGTCTATCGCAATAGCTTTCAATAATATCAGTAGAGCGGTTAATAATGTTAGTTAATAGACTGTCATCATCATCAGATACAATGCCTAAAACCTCTTTCAAGTTATCAAGTGTTGTTAGTGCGTAGGAATGAATCATTTAATCTTATATCCTTTCTTAGGTGGCTTCATCATCTTATTGGGATAGTTAAACAACTTGCCAAATCCACCATCTATTAAACGATGTGCTTCATTATTATCGACACTTACCACATCGCCTTTCTTGTATTCACATTGTTTTAATATTTTTACTTTTTGCATAATATCTCCTTATAACAGACCTCCGTAGAGGTCTGCATATAAACAGGTCTTAATTCATACCTGATAGGTAAACAGCAGCGTTTGTGTCAGCCAATTCTGCGTCAACTCTTTTCTCAACTCGAATAGCAGTCATGTTTTGTTCAAACAGATTGCCAACTCCGTCAAGAGTAGCTTCTTCAGATTTGTCTATTCTCAAACCACCACGATCACCAATCCAATAACCTTTTTTCAAGTTTATGAACCAGATAACACCCTTAGGTAGGTAGTTATTCTCAACTACTGGATAACCTAGAATTGTTCCAACAAATTCTTTTGTAATGTCATTGTTGAACATATATCTGTCATTTCCATCTTTAAGATGTCTAACAGCTCTAAGTGTTAATGTGTTCATAAGCATTTTAGCACCACTTCTATAAGCAGCACCAAGAGCTAATTCAGTATCAATCAATGAATCAGCAGTAGCAACATTAGCAGGAGTTGTTACAGTTCTTCCAACAGTTCCAGCGTATGCGTTGATACCAGTTGGTTGAGTTGTACCATCGCCAACTGCGAATGCTCTATTTTCTCGGTCATTTATTCCTTCAGCCATAAGTCTAGTAACTTCAGAAACTATAAATCCACCTGCTTCTGCATCCTCAATAAGCTCGTTTGTCATAGGCACAATACAAGCCAAAGAGTATGGAGTAAGTGAGATCTGGTCGTAAGTAGCTGTTGAAGTATCCTTGACAGCTTTTTCTGCTCTAAACTTAGCTTTTGGTCTTCCAACCAATGAAGTAATGTTCAAGGTAGCTGGACAGTTAGGTATAATTTTAGAGTAAGCTCTGATTGTTGGGACATCTTGCATCTCTTCGACAACTTGCTTGTTAAGAACGGTAGGTACTAAGTATCCACCATCAGCATCTGCTCCAACAGACATTACTTTAAGTTTTGCTGTGTCTTCTCTCAAGACAGCTTTAATGAAAGATTCTGATTTCTTTTCATCTGACATTTTCTCATACTCAGCTTCAAAACCAGATTTGGTTTTCTTTTCAGCTTCTTTTTCAGCAACAACCTTGTCCAACATCTCTTTATTCTTCAACTCTATAGCTGCTAATAGTTTCTCAGTAGCGTCATCAACAGCTTTTTCGTCTTCTTCGCCTTTTACATCTTCCTCTATTTCCTCAAGCTCTACTTTCTCTTCGTCAGTAGCTTCGCCATCGGCAACTTTCTTTCTTAAATCTTTAAGTATTCCCATAATATCCTCATTTCGTTTTGTTTAATATTTCCATTGCTTTGTTTATCACCTTTATCGCTTTGAGACGAGACTGGTCTTTAGACTCAATCGAACTCAAAGGTTTTCGACCTTTATCCGTTTTATCAGATAGCTTTTTAATGTGTTGTAATTCGCCTTCCATCTTTTCAAACTTTTCTTCCATATCTTTCATCTTTAAAGCCATATCTACATCTTCTTTCTCTGTTAAGTCTGCGTCTGGCATTACGCTCTTTATGGTCGCTTTGTCATAGCCTTTAGCATAAGCCAAACCTAATGCATCCTGGTTAGCAGGAACATTAACAAATGATATTTCTAATAACTCTGATTTAGTAAAAGTATTGTCATCCTGTTCTAGTGGTCTAAATCCTACCGAAGTAGCGTTGATATATCCCTCTTCTACAAGATCAGATATTAGTTTGGACATATCTGACTTCTTGTGAAACTTTGGTCTGAATACAAGTTTCTTTTTACCATTGATAGTCTTGTAACCTATCTTCTCGGCTTTACCGATAGTAGGTTCGCTTGGATTATGAGCCCATTGTAGTACTGGATTCTTTTTGAAATTATCTAGCTTCCACCCTTCTTGATCTATGATCTCACCTTGTCTGTCTTCAACAGCACTCGATGCTACAAATAGTCCTTTGTCTTCTTGGCTGACTTCAGCCCTTGTGTATAGTTTTTCCATGATTCTCCTTTAAAATTAAAAAAGCCCTCGCTTTTAGGGCTTAGCTGCGTGCCTCAGGAGACTCTAAGGTCTATTATAATGCAGGTACTGCGGTCATTGATTCCGCTAATGCTTCAATAAACCGACCTTCATATTTATATAAATTCATCTTATTACACCGATAGCATTTAATCTCTATGTCTCCAAGAGCGACATCTTCTCTGGCAAGTAATGCTCCACATTTTTCACATCTCAAATCGTGTAACATATCTACTCCTTTTATATATCATATATTTTAGTGTTTGTCAAATAAATGGCAATATTTATTAAATAAATGTAATCTCTGGCTCTATTATCTCTGGCTGGTAGTAGCAAATTATACAAGCGTCTGCCAAGTCGGGTGATTTGTATCCCTTCTTCTTGTAGTCATCTTTTCCCTCTATCTTTCTACGACCTCTGGGGTCTTGCTTCCACTCTCTTGTTGAAAGCTCCATTAACAGATCCCTATCCTCTGGTAGCTCTATATCCTTGATTATGTGTTTAAGATAAAACCACGCTTCTGATATTAGGTTGGTGTATTTATCCTCATCAGCAGGTTTAGCTCCGAAGTTAATGGGTATTACTATATATCCTCGTTGCATTAACACATCAGTAACCCCACCGCCAACACCAGTATCATCTACCTTGATTTCCACAGACTTATCCCCAGCAAACTCTTCTACTAAATCAGCTACTTCGTTTACTCGTTTTTTGGTGTAGACTTTATAGTCTAAGGTCTTTAACCCTTTGCGTTTCCACAGTACTGTTCTGTCCGACCCCATACGAGCCACGTCAACTCCTATTATAGTAGCCCCTTCATCTGTTACCTCTCTCTCCATAGCCTCTAATACATCAGTACGTGATATGGCAGCAGCCTCTGATTGTCCTAGTGGCTCTCCAAGCCATATGTGGGCGTATAGGTCTGGGTCTTCCTGTGCATTGGTTATTTCAGCTTTGATTGTGTTTGATATAAGCCCAGCACCCTCTAATACATCGTAGTTAACTTGTTTGGCTAGTGTGTTGGGTGGTTTCTTTAATATAAACCTTTCATATACAGGGTCTTTCTCCTCAAACCTGTTAAATGTAACCATTATCTGTGATCCTTCTTTTCGTATGGTAGGGATAAGCACATCTAATGACTCATTTGTGATAGATTGTGCCTCCTCTATCCAACATATATCTATCCCCTCCATAGACTTTATCTCCATTATGTTTCTCTTTAACCCCTTGAAGACAAACTCTGTACCTGTAACATTATTGCGTATCTCTTCCTTAGTAACCACATAATCGTTCATCGAATACTTGCCTATCTGGTCTTTTAACAGCTTGTGTACCGAGTCCTTAATAGTGTTCTGTATTTCACGTGTACATAGTATCCTCAACTTCTTCTGTCTGCCTCTGAGCAATAACGCCAGAGCAACATGATACGACTTACCTGAATACCTACCGCCATAATATACAAGGTAGCGATATGACTCATCGAATAATCCCTTATAGTCTTTTATGAATTTAATCTTTACTTGTTCCATCGATAAATTCCACTAGAGATGCCTTAATGTCTAACTCACCTTCTATCTTCTGCTTGGGCATACCATCTATCATCTTTAGAAGTAGGTCTCTCATCTTCGGTGATTGCCAGTAGTAGTCTATTAACTCTTGGTACTTCTCTGGGTCTTCTTTGGACATTGCTTTTAATTTCTTCTTTATATCAGACAACAAAGAAATAGAACCAGGTGGTCTACCGTCTGGATTACCAGATTGACCTTTCTTAAACTTTGTGTCCTGTTTTGCTCCTGTTTTATCAGGCATCTTCACCCCACAATCTACACTTATATATTATATTCTTTGCACCATCATTGTTGTCTTGTTCTTCTATTGCAGTTACTATAACTCTAACAGCTAATTGCTCTCCCATTTCAAAGTCTTTTTGTGTTTCTACCTTACCTCTTAATTGTATATATCTTGTATCTTTCATAATATACTTGACAATAGTTGTCACTTACTTGACAAGTTGTCAACCTTTTGTTATTATTTATCTAAATCGATTTTCACCCAACTGCGAGGGTTAGAGCAGAGTCAATCACGAGGCGTATTCCTCGTGTTTTTTATTGCTAAAATTACGAATAATAATGTTACCGACCCTGTTATCGCATATGCTATTACTTCACTTGAGCCACCTTTTGAGGCGATACCGACTCCATAGCTTGTAATAATAAGATGAGCCTCTGGTGCTGCCAGATAATGATAGATCTCGTGTCCTACTGTGCCGAGTATCAGTCCTATTAGAATTGTTAGAAAGAATCTAATCACATCCACTCCTTGTGTTCTTTTTGCCATTCTATTGTCATTTTCATATCGCCTTTGTAGTCGTCTTTAATCTTTAATTTGTTGTTCTCTAGTCCATAATGGATGTCGTGTGCAGGGTTGTCTTTGTGAAAATCTACCAGTTCATATTTGAGTTCTTTATCCATTAGTTTGGCGATTGATTGTGCTAACTCTAGGTTAGATAAACAAGTCTTGCCTACAATATGGTATCTAAGTGGTTCATCCATCTGACCTAGCTTATGTCGGTATGCACCTATCTCGATTATATCAAGTAGTGCTTGAGCAACCCTCCTAGAATGGATGTAGAACCTAGTGCCTATCTCCTTTTCATTACCATGTATCTCAACCTCTTCACCATTTTCAACTTTGTTTTGAACAATGACTGGAAACTTAGACGATGATTGCATTTCTCCAAAGTTATTCATTGTGTTGGTTATGATAATGGGTAAATTATAACTTCTCCAGTATGAATAACAAATATCCTCACAAGCAGCCTTTGATGCAGCATAAGCATTAGAAGGTCTGTGGGTATCCCACTCTGGATGAGCTTCGCCCTTTTCTACTGGTCCATAGACTTCGTCTGTAGAGAAATAAACGAATGATTCGTGCGGAACCTTACGGGCGTACTCAAGCATTGTCAGGGTAGAATCGATATTGTTTTTAATCACGTAATAAGGGTTCTCTACCGAATAAAACACATCCGACATTGCAGCCAAATGAATGATATAATCTACCTTTCCTATCTCTTTAATCATCTCATCATTGATAGGGCAGGTTAAATCGGTCTGGATAGTCTTTACTCTAGTACTCTCAACAACTCTATCTCTATAACCCTTATGTCTGAAGGAATCCAATACTACTATATCCCAATCTGTGCCATATAAGACAGATTGCACCACATGCACACCTACACTACCCCAACCACCTGTGATTAAACATTTCATATTAGCTCCTTTATTAGTTTTTTCATCTCCTCTACGCTATATTTCACATCCCATCTATCTTTTACCTCCTGCAATCGTTTATCCGCCTCTTTCTGTCGTTCTATAGGATCTAAAAACTTCTCAAATGTTGGTATATCACAAGCCACAGGCATATTCAAAGCCCAGCTTGATATAGTCTTGTTATTAGACTTATACTTCCAGTTAGGGTTTCTGGACCCTGGCATTACTACAAAGTCACTCTTAATAATTTCCTTGTTTATTGTTTCTAACTTCCATTTAGTATATCTTTCCTTGACTTCAACACCCTTGCTTGATAGCACTACTGGTTCGTCACCTATAATAGATATCCTCATATCATGCTTTCGCAACAGCTCCCTTAGACTTTTAAGACAATGTGAATTGTGTGAATACCCATACCAACAAACCTCTTTTGCTTTGCCAGTATGTTTTCTTTTGGGTTTGTACCACTCTAAGTCGTGCCTATCTGGAATCATTACTACTGGTATGCCCACCTTGGGCTGTAGAAACTTTTGTAATCCCTTGGTTGGTACTGTTATAGCATCACAATATTTCGCTGTTTCAATAACAGGGTTTAGTTGTGTCCAATCTGGGTCACACATATCTAAAATCTTTATTCCGTCAAACTCCTTAACATACTTTGTGTCATAAATCTTCTGGAATATAACAGCATCATATTTGCGACCATGAACAAACTCCTCAGCCTCATCCCAATATTTAATAAGCCAATCGCCCCTGATACGAGATGATCCTGTGTTGGGTCTGTTATGAAACGTTGAATATAGCTGGAATCCTATTTTCATTTTTTACTCACTTTCTTTGCTAGATCTTTAACAGCACTACTTTTAGATTTACTAGCCTCGCTAATCGAGTATGTTTTCTTTTTATTGTTCTTTTTATCTATTTTGTCCAATCTTTTAATTAGCTTGGGTAAAGCCTTTGCATTTAGAGTCATTGCATCTGTTATAATCCATACTTGGTTGCAATCTCTGCATTGATACCAGATATCATTTTTAAACAATGCTACTAGGTGTTTATGTTCACAAGCTTCCTGTTCCTCAATTTTAACATTCCTCTTGATAATGTCTTGTACTTCTAGTGCTGGTTTCATTTGCATCATGCCAAACCACACCAATACTCTTTTGAAGAATCGTTTTACTTTTTGCATACTTCCTCCATTAGCTTTAGCCACTTATTATCGTATTTATCTTTATCAAATACTTTAAGTGCAGTTTTTCTGCCATTCATACCTATCTCTAGTGCTTTGTCATATCTCTTGTCTATTAAGTGATTGATCATAGATGCGATAGCTAGTGGGTTTTCAGGTATTATTATACCATTTATCCCTTCATTATCCAATAGCTCATCAAAGTTATCAATAAAGTCTTTAATTCCACTAGAATTAGCCCATAGATCCCTTGCATCCAAGTTAATAAACATATCAGCGTCTTGGTGTGGGGTGGTTAGAACACAACACCCCGATAACATAGCCTCGGTGCGTGAGCGTGGCATTGGTGACTCTTTGGTAGGGTTGAAGTATATCAACGATCTAGCCAAGAAGTCTTTATATGCCCAAAAACCACCCTTTTCAGCATAATCTTTATGATATGATGGCACCCAGTCGTTTGACATCCAAGTATGTTTCAATCCGTAGTCCTCCCGAAGTCTTGAGGACATCCTTGAAAGCAGTTCTCTACCATAATAGTATTCTAGCCCTGCTGGTGA